TTAGAGACTATATCAGTAATCAAGAACGATTTGAAGTTACTTGGAGTTGTTCCCCAAAACTTAGTGTCAGCGGAGAACGCTGGGAGGATGCTATTAACCCTGATATTGCTAGTGAGTATTTCGCTGTTCATGGTAGTGAACTTTATCTTAAGTTTGTTGTGGCTGACAGTGTGGACGTCGAAGAAGTTAAAAGAGCTGTTGCTGAGTATAGGAGCGCCGGGATCGAGTGTCCGGTATATCTTATGCCGATGGGCGGAAGAAGCGAAGAATATTCCCTCAATGTTAAAGAGGTTGCGGAACTATGTATGGCGCAAGGGTGGAGATTCACCCCAAGACTCCATATCGACTTATTCGGCAATGCATGGGGGACTTAGTCCAAATGATCTTGATAACTACTATAACGAACAACACAAGAAAGCGATGAACGCAGAAATTGATAATAACTTAGAACAAAGAGTTCGAAAGGCAGGTATATGATGGGATGGTTAAATAAAAAAGTAAAAGACTTAACAGGAGTAACAGCTAAAGAAAAAGCTCTTGAAGTTGAAGCGGCACGTCTTAAAGAAGAAGAAAGCGAACTTCTTAAAAAGAAAAACCCTAAAGAATATGCAACACGCAGAAAAGAACCGTGGGTAAATGTACTTGACATGAAAGTAAATCAAGACAATATTCGAAACGGGTTTTTTGAACTTGATTGGAACAAGTACTTCATTAAAGATCTTATTACAGCAGGTTACGGAGTTGATAACGATCCAGAAGAAGAGATTGTAGATAGATGGTTTCGTGATATTGTATATGGCATGTTAGAGCAAGAAGGAATGGACACTGATCGAGGTGCTGGCTATATTAATATTGTGCCAATTGATAAAGGTAAAAGTGAAGTATCTTAATGCTTGACAACAGCCAGATCTGGTGCTATAATAGTACTATAAATTACAAAAAGGCAAGACTATGTTAGAAATCTTAGGCATTACACTATTAGTTGCATTAATACAAAATGGCGACATTTTCTCATTATGCATATCAGGGTGTTCATAATATGGCAACTCATATATTAGTAGACACAGCAAATACGTTCTTTAGAGCTCGTCACGTAGTACGTGGTGATTTAGATACTAAAGTAGGTATGGCATTACACATTACATTGAGTGGTGTTAAAAAGGCATGGCAAGACTTTGATGCAGATCATGTTGTATTTTGCTTAGAAGGTCGTTCATGGCGTAAAGACTTTTATGAACCTTACAAGCGTAATAGACAAGTTGCTCGTGATAAAATGACTGTTACTGAGAGTGAAGAAGATAAAGTCTTCTGGGAAATCTTTGACGAGTTTAAAGACTTTGTAACTACTAAAACTAACTGTACTGTTATGCGTCATCCGCAACTAGAAGCAGATGATCTTATTGCAGGTTGGGTACAAGCACACCCTAATGATAATCATGTTATTATTAGTACTGACGGTGACTTTGCACAACTTATTGCACCTAACTGTAAACAATACAATGGCATACAAGACATTACTATAACACATGAAGGTTACTTTGATAAGAAAGGTGATCGTGTAATTGATAAGAAGACTAAAGAAGTAAAGCCTGCACCGCAGCCTGACTTTATGTTGTTTGAGAAGTGTATGCGTGGCGACACAAGTGATAATGTGTTTAGTGCATACCCAGGTGTACGTAAGAAAGGCACTAAGAACAAAGTAGGACTTATTGAAGCATATGACGATAAGACTTCAAAAGGCTTTAACTGGAATAACATGATGTTGCAACGCTGGACTGATCATGAAGGCGTAGAACATCGTGTACTAGATGACTACAATCGTAATGTTGTGCTATGTGACTTAACAGCACAACCTACAGATATTAGAGAGATTATTGACACAACTATTGCCGAACATGCAGTAGCAAAAGATGTTAAACAAGTTGGAATGCGTTTAATGAAATTTTGTGCTAAGTGGGATATGCAGCGCATTGCAGATCAAGCACAGTATTTTGCAGAGCCACTAAATGCAAGATACCCGGAGTAGGAATTAATGATGAAAGCAAAAACCATTTTAAAAGATAAATTTTGGATTGTTGAAAGTGACGGTGAACGAGTAGGTACACTATCACTTACGGAAGACAAGTATCTTTTTAGTTCAGGAGCGTCTACACAATATTTTGATAGTGAACGTGCCTTAAAAAATACATTTGGTAAAGATGTATTTACAGATACTATTACACAAGTAATAGAAGACAAGGAAGTACCAGTTAAAGAAGTTTATAACTTTCCAACTAGTTGTTCTCCATATAACAGTTTATACGATGTAAAAAACAAACTGCCGTTGTTTACTAAGAGCAATAAAAGTAAGAGTTTGTATTGTGCAGGATACTATATAATTCACTTCGACAAGGGTTGGGTTAAAAGTTTTTGCCCAAAACTAATTACTATCGAACGTTACAACTTTAAAGGCCCATTCAAAACAGATATTGAAATGAGACAAGCATTGAGTATTGAAAATGCAAAATGAGCCGTTAAACACTTTTCCAATTCAGCAATTTATACAAAAGGTAAAGGTTGCTGACAGTAGTAATTCTAGAGAAATTAAACTTAGTATAGCTGAAGCAAAGGCTTTAGCATATACTCTAGGTATTACTATGTCACGCTTAGAAGGCGATTTAGAGCGTCTTATAGCGTCATACAGCAATGGTAACGAGGAAGTTATACAAGTTAGTATGGATGGCGGGAATAGCGACTGGAAGTAAACGTTAAAGGTAAACTGCGTAGTTTACTGTCTTAAAGAGATAAATATATGCGTACATAATTAAGGATACGCATATGAGCAGACCAAAACCAAAAATACTTTTAGAGTACGTAGATAAACAAACTTATCGTGCAGAACAGATTTTAGATGCGGAAGCAATATGGGCTGTGTTTTATAAAACTAAACCATTTAATCTTAAAAGCCTAAACGCTATTACAAATTACCCTGGACCAAAATATAAGAAAGTATCTTTTTCAAATCCAGGACATGCAATAAACTTATCCAAAAAACTTAACAGTTTATTCAACTGTGATGATTTTACTGTTGTTATGTTAACATCAGGCGAGATAGTTACAGACGAATGAACTGGAAAGAAACATATACTAAAGTCTTTCTTAAACAACTTAACAAAACTGTAAACGATGCAGCTGTTTCTGAGTATATGCCTCTTTGGTGGCAAAATACAAGAGAGAAAACTTCCGGTGGATTGCGTTTAACTGAGCTTGGGTTTGATATAGTTAATCAAATTGATTTAGCAACATACGAAATACCATATCCAGCTGACATGCCTATTACTACACAGATCATAATCTTCTTAGACAAATTTATTGACTGTCCTTACTATATTTCTAGAGGCAGTATATTCGTTACAAGCGAACGAAAGGCTGTTGAACTGGGTCTCTTTTCAGGAGATCTACGCAAGTACGGACTATCCAAAGCATTAACTAGACAAAAAAAAGACAAATAAAGTTCCATTAACGGTTGACAACCGTCCTATTAGATCGTATAATAGTATACATAGTTAGAAATTAGCACTGATAACTTAATACACTAGAGAGGTAATACAAAATGGAAAACGTAGCTATTCGACAAATTACACCCAACAGAGCAAAGGGCAGTCTTTTTCACGCAATGAAAAAGAAACGTCCAGTGTTTTTATGGGGTCCCCCAGGTATTGGTAAATCTGAAATTGTTCATCAAATTGGTGAATCGTTAGAAGCCCATGTTACAGACATTCGTTTATCACTATGGGAACCAACAGATATTAAAGGTATTCCGTACTTTGATTCAAATGCAGGTACAATGGTTTGGGCTCCGCCAGCAGAACTTCCTACAGAAGAATTTGCAAAAAAACACAAATATATTATTCTTTTCTTAGACGAAATGAATTCTGCGGCTCCTGCTGTACAGGCGGCTGCATATCAACTTATTCTTAATCGCAAGATTGGCACTTACAAACTTCCGGACAATGTTTTAATTGTTGCGGCAGGTAATCGTGATGCAGACAAAGGTGTTACATACAGAATGCCAGCACCGTTGGCAAACCGTTTTGTTCACTTAGAACTTACTGTGTCATTTGACGATTGGTTCCAGTGGGCTGTAGTAAACAATATACATGCAGATGTTGCTGGTTACTTACAGTTTGCAAAGAAAGACTTATATGACTTTGATCCAAAAAGTCCTAGTCGTTCTTTTGCAACTCCCCGTTCGTGGACATTTGTATCAGAGCTGTTAGATGATGGCTTAGATGCAGAAACCACAACAGACCTTGTATCAGGTGCCATTGGTGAAGGTCTTGCTGTTAAGTTTATGGCACACCGTAAAGTAGCGTCAACTATGCCTAATCCAACTGATATTTTAGATGGACAGGTAACTGAGTTGAAACAGAAAGAAATCAGTGCTATGTATTCCCTCACTGTTTCACTTTGCTACGAACTAAAAGAAAGCTCAGACAAAAACGATAAGAAGTTTAATTCGAAAGTTAATAACTTTTTACGTTTTGCAATGGACAACTTCGAAACCGAGCTGGTAGTAATGGGTATGAAATTGGCGTTGACCCAATATGAATTACCAATTGATCCAGATGAAATTGAGTGTTTTGATGAGTTCCACGAGCGTTTCGGCAAGTATATTAAGGCCGCTCAAACAAGGTCTTAAGGTGTGTTGGGTTTGGACGTTCCCGTACAAAAAACGTCCAATTACTCTTGACTTTTATGTCAAAATACTATATACTTATAGTATAAACAATGCAGAGAGGACATAGCATATGAGCGTTGCGGGCAAACAACTTTGGACACCAGACCCAGATATTACAACTGAAGCATTAGATGCAATGCGAGTTGATGTGCTGGATAGAATTATTGTTGCACGAATTGGGCTTTTATTACGTCATCCTTTCTTTGGTAACATGGCTACACGCTTACGCATTAAAGCCGCAGACGATTGGTTACCTACTGCCGCAGTAGACGGTAGAAACTTATTTTTTAACACTCAGTTTTTTAATGCAATGTCAAATCAAGAAATTGAATTTGTTATTGCACACGAAATTCTACATTGTGTATTTGATCACTTAACTCGTAGAGACGATAGAGATCCAATGATCTTTAATATTGCAGCAGACTACATTGTAAATAATATTCTTGTTAGAGATCGTATTGGCGATAAGCCTAAACTAGTTGATTGTTATCAAGACTTTAAATACGACGGTTGGGCATCAGAAGAAGTTTATGATGACATATTCGAACAAGCTAAACAGAACGGTGAAGAATTTCTTAAAGAGCTTGGAGAATTATTAGACGAACATTTGGACTGGGAAGGCAACGGTGAAGAAGAAGGTGGTAGCGGCAATAATGGTAACGTAAGTAAATCGCAACCAAAATATTCTAAAGAAGAATTACGTGAAATACGTGATGAAATTAAAGAGAATATGATGACAGCGGCGCAATCATCTGGTGCAGGTAATACACCT